TCGTTATCCCTTACGACTTCAAGGGCATCGTCAACGTAAAGTAACGATGTACAATTAATTGGTGGTAGTGTATAACAGAATCTGGAGGAAATTATATTATGACAATGCATCTTCTGGGTCCTGCTTACACTACCACCAATAATAGTAAGCGCAAGTCAAAACCGGTGACTGTCACCGCCAAGTATGCTCAAGAGTTTCTCGACTACAACAAGCAGATGAAGAAGCTCGGTATCAAGCCGAAGACGTTCGACGAGTATGTCGCATACCGTCAAGGTCGTTACAATCCTAAGCTCCGTGGCACCAAGATGCCGGAGTACAAGGTCTCAAATCACCGTGAACTGTATCCCTCTCAGGTCGATACCGGTGTGACCTTTGCCAAGAAGCCTAACGTCTATACAGGCGACAAGCTCCTCGGTATTGCAACCATGCATAAATCTAATATGGTCCCTGTCTTCAGTCAGGAAGATGCCCAGGAGATCTCGAGGATGCGCCGTGGGTAGTATCTTAGCATTTATCATATTCTTACTGTTTGTTCCATTTGTATTATGGATCATGCTTTATCTATGGATTGCATTCAACATAATTAAATTCGTCGGTAAGTATATTTTGTATGTACTTATTTTCCTGTTCGTGCTATATCTGATATTCTAGTAAAGGAGATTATAATGGCAAATCCGATTAAGAAGCCGACCCTGTCCGACGGAACCGGTGTCAACCTTAACTCGCTTATCAGCTACACGAAACAGGCTGTAGTTGCACTGAATGAGTCCGGTGAGACCGAGGCAGCTCACTACTTTGACTGCTTCCTCGACTATCTGACGCTAGACGTCTCCAACGGTAAACCGTTCGGCTTTACCTATAAATCGTTAGGATTGTAATATGCTTATTGAAACACCGTATAAAGTCGGCGACATCGTCACCCTTAAGATCTTGGGCGGCGACGAGGTTGTTGGCCGTCTTACAGATAAGACTGCCGGTTTTTATACCATCAACAAGCCGCATGCGGTCATGATGGGTCAACAGGGATTTGGTCTGGCTCCGTATGTCCTGACGGCCGGACCGGATTTTAAGATTGTAGTCAAGGACGAACACGTCGTCTGCATCGTCAAGACCTATGAGGGTGTAGCCAAGGAATATATCAAGCAAACAAGTGGGATTATGGTATAATGGAAAAGAAGACTATTAACGTTCAGGCTGGTATGGGATGGGTCGGTTGGTTCTTCCTGATGTTCTGGAACTTCGGTGAAAACAAGATGGACCTGTACGATGCATTGTACACGTTCCTCACTACTAGTGGAGTAGCTCAGTGATTGTGCAGAACGCCGTCACGTGTCTGGGATGTGGAGATTTCATCTTCTCCAAGCATCGTCATGACTTTGTGACATGTACATGTGGCGCCATCAGCGTCGACGGTGGACAAGATTATCTTCGTCGTGTCGGAGACTTTTCTAATGCAGTAGATCATTCGTGGGAGATTCCTGACGAACTTTATCGTGCCTGCGGTGAAGCTGCAGAAGAAGCGTATAACACCGGTCGTAATAAGTTTGGCATCGCTAATGCTGTGATGCGTAAGCTCCGTGACGCTGATCGTATTATCGCTGACCATGAGCAGCGTATCATGGCACACAATCGTGATCTCGATGAGGTCATGGTCGTAGAGGTTGATGGCTCGATCAATCGTTATAAGAAGGTCGTAGAATGAGAGACGAAGATTATGACTTCGTAGATCAAGGCGCGGTCGATGATCTCATTAATGCGTGTATCCGTCTTCGGCCATACCTAGATGCTATCGTTTGTTATGCTAGCACGATGGATGAACACGAACCTAATAAAATAGTATATGATTTTAATAAAGCATTGAATGAGATACGTCATGAACCTCGAACTTGAAGCATACGAAGGCGAACTAAAGAAGCTCCGCGAGTTTCATAAGCTTGTTCGGCATACGCTTCTGGCAGAGAAGTTTGGAGACATCTACTTTATCTGTGGTGAGGGTGGCCAGAAGGATAAGAACAACCTTCCTGACAAGATCCACATCTGTCCTGCGTATGGCGTAGACTGGTTTCAAGTTTACGAAAAAAGTGAAACAACATTTGCACCTGAGTGGTAAGGAGAAATATTATGGCTAAGATTACTTTTGAACTCGACTCGGAAACGGTCGATAAGGTTATTGTAGAGGAGCTGATCCGTTCGCGTATCAGCCTGCTCGAAGACTATGAAAATGGTCGTGTAGCAGTGTTTGATGTTGATCCTGAAGAGGATCGCAAGCAGATCGGTGCGATGATCAAGGCTATCGAGAAGGTTATCGACTGGTACTCGGTTCCTGGTATGTACGAGTTCGATGAACTTCCGCAAGTCGAACCGGTGCCATATCCCGATAATCTAGGCAACTGATCATGGCCAAGTATCTCGTAGAGACCATTAGCATGTTTCGGATGCGTTACGTCGTTGAGACAGATAGCGCATCCGACGCCAAGGACGAGGTCACATGTAACTTCGATGGCAAGTTGCGTGAGTTCTCTCAGATGCATGTTGACGAACTCATCACCTCCGCCCGTCCAATCGATGATAAAGAATATCTTCGTCTCTTTGATGAGGACAATGACTATCTCAAGGATTGGGATGATATCCAGAAGTTTAGCTTTGTAAATGTTGTTCATGATGACAAGTGACAACTATCTATTTGCGTTCATTGTTTTTGTGTGTACTTTAACTGCGTATTTGATTATAACCAATAATACTAGTGAAAAGGAATAACAATGCTTGAATGTTTGATTATGGGTGACTCGATCGCCGTCGGTACCAAGATGTTTGCTCCTAAGGAATGCGTCTCGTATTCTAAGGGTGGCTATAATACTTGGCAATGGAATAAGCGCTGGGGTACTACAAAACTCGAAGCCAAGAAGGTCGTGATCAGCCTTGGCACCAACGACCACAAGTATATCAACACTTACAAGGAACTGTCGAAGATGCGTTATCGTGTCAGCTCGGTCACCGTGGTATGGGTGTTGCCTCCTTGTAATGCCGGCTTCTGTAAGCCCGGTGTAAATGCTACGGTCAAGGAGATCGCCAAGAACTATGGCGATACTGTCATCTCGACTCCGTATGTCCAACCTGACCATATCCATCCGTCATGGCGTGGATACAAGGACATTGTCAAGAAAGCAGGTCTGTGAACATCTTCTATCTCCATGAAGATCCACGGCAATGTGCAGAGTGGATGGTAGACAAGCACGTCGTCAAGATGATTCTTGAGACTGCCCAACTACTATCCACCGCACATCGCGTACTAGACGGTACCGAGGGTGTTGATACATCCTCGGGCCGTAAGAAAAAGGTATACAAACTACATGACGAACGTGATTGCATTCTCTATAGTGCTACTCATATCAATCACCCAAGTGCTGTTTGGACCAGACAGGCGGTGGAAAATTATAACTGGCTGGTCGATCATCTCTTTGCTCTCAGCGATGAATATACTTATCGCTATGGGAAGCGCCACATGACCATGGAGAAGATGGCATTGACGATCCAGTCTCCACCCTTGAACCTCAAGGAGTGGGATATGACGCCGATGCCATCCTGCATGGATAAGCAATACATCGTGTCTGACGATCCTATCGTTAACTACCGTAACTACTACAAGTACGGTAAGACATCGATGCATAACTGGAAGAAGCGGGAAGCCCCTGCTTGGATTACATAAATAAGAGAAAGAAGAGGTATTATGGACAAAAACTTTATTAAACGTGCACTGCACGTTACATCTTTCAACCTGACCGCCTCAGACTTTGAGAGCACACGGTATAAGGCAGAGATCCAGCATATCTTTAATATGCATTTCTTCCCTAAGTTTGATCTCAAACAGACTATCGACGGTGTTGATATGTCTAAGATGAACAGACTGGTCGACATGCTAAAGCGTGAAGATGCAGGAATGTTCTCTAAGATGCATAACTACAATCTCAAGGGCGTTGGCCCTGGTGAAGTTACACTCTACTTTCTTGGTGGTGGGTCGTCGGCCGGCGTTGACTTGGTAGCGAGTAACGGTAAGTTCGAGGTGAAGGCAGTCAAGGTTGGTCGTGATGGATATGCATCCGACTTCAAGCTAGGTGGTACGGCACCTCTGTCAGATATCATCATGGCATTGGATAACATCCGTACCAAGCATAAGCTTGGCGGTACACGTACCGAGATGTCTGGTGCAATTATGGATCAGATGAAGAAGCTAGCTCCCAGTGAGTTCGCTGCTGCCCAGGAGAAGTTTGCAGCCGTCGCAGCCGACTACTTCAAGGGGCATAAGGTGATCTTCATCAAC